CTTTCTCTCAGCGTCAAATTTACACGAAGATCACCGCCCTCAACGTCAGGCTGCAACCTCCAACCAATAACCTCAAAGGATTTTTCATTTCCAACTCCCCAATTATATCTCTTGTTTTGGATGTAAATAAAATCTCCTACCTGAACATCAAAAGCATTCATGCCAAAATCAGCACTAAGCGTTAGTTGCTCACGATTTCTCATTAGCATTTGCTTGGCAATTCTTTGAGCCGCCAACGGATTAGTTGTAAAAGGTAGGTTGAGATCAAGAACAGTCTCAATATTATTATCATCCGCAAGAAAATTATCAGAGCTAACTTGAGGGTAATCTGAGCTTATGAAATCGTTGGCAGCATCAATAAATGTTCCACGAACAGCGTTGAAATTATCTCGCATGGAAATTTTAGTGTCCATCTGGATGCCGCTTCTAAAATCGTCCATAGTCAATGTTTTCGTTGGCGCTATCCAATCCCCTGCATATAGCCTCCAATACCCCGCACCCCAAAACAAAGTACCTCCGCAGGTTGTCATCATCCTCTGTAAAATATTCCCCCGGCTTTCAGCGCCACCAATAACTCCATTCATTGTGAATTGAGGTGTGCCATCAGAAAGAATTGTTGTGTCATCACATATCTCCGCCGCAGCTTCAAATGTGGAATAGTCTATTGAATTATCACCAAGGCCATAATTTGACTGCAAATAATCCTTTATGCACCAAGCTGCATTGTTACTGTAAGCTGCGGTTTGATTGACCCCATTAACAGTCTTAACTATCTTTTTGCCTTTGATTTTTGCTGTAACAGTCGGCAGTCCACCGGAAAATACATCTTGGTTGTAGGTAAATTGACAATATATATAAGCTAGTCCCTTGCCAATGAAATCACTGTCTACGCTTATGTCTGACGCAGAATGCAACGTATTGGCCAAAGAATTAGTAGAATTTGCGAATGGGCTATTAGCGGCTGTTTGATTTCCAGTGTGCTTATATACTCTGGCATAATACTCAGTTACTTGGCCTTCGCCATATTTAGAGTACGATTTTGAATAGGGGGAAGATGTAACAAGCTCATTGCTCATCGTGACTACTTCATCATTGAAATATATTTCCTCAATTGCCTCAACCTCATGGGCGGCGAGCACAATGATTTGATGGAGTGTTTTATTGTTAGTGCCAGTGCTCTCCAGAAAAGTAACAGTGCCACCCTTCCTGACCTCACCATAAACAAATTCAGCAGGAGGCAAAGGCTCCTTCCTGTTTTGGAGAAGGTTTCCTGAGTTGTTTAATCCACCAAAATCGGGAATACTTGGCATAACAGCGCCAGCGACAGCGGAAGCCACCACAGCAATAGTTACAACCCCAACGGCGTATAGGACCGCCAAAGAGCTTGTAGACGCTCCTATAAACGCCAAAACTGCATTCCCGATTGTTATCGGCTCTCTCGGCGCAATCTCAAATTGCTTGCGATGGCGCATCACATTGAAGGGGAAATTAGTATTATTCATTTAAGAACCCATGCGCTTTCTACATATTCATTGTTTAATTTTATAAGGCCGTCTTTAGCCAAGAATACAGATCGTGAACCAAGTGAAATTCCAAAAGCTGACCCAGTAACCCAGCGTTGATTTACGCTTGTTGTCACAAGGCTTCCAAAAATTGGACTATCTATTCTTTTCATTTTGCTATTCAAGCCATTGAAAAGTGTTGAATGTTTGAATTCCCTGCGCAAACTTGAAGCGTGTTTAGGCATTGAACCGTTCATATAACGTCCCATCCAATCATCAGCATATCCAACCCCATACATAGCACGAAAAGCATTATTCGTGAAGGTAAAGCAATCATTAACCCCCCACATGAACGGCTCATCCTTAATGTTGGATATGTATATATTTAATCGGTGCTTCGGCCCCATGCTACCTGTTGATCCTGTATTGTTTGAACGAATGAAAAGAAACTATCGCCTGAATATCTCGATTTATGATTTTCTTGGGTGTAACGCCAGCCGCTAGACCTCTCAAGCTCTACTAAATTACTTTCAACTTGCATTTGAATGGTGCTGGCATTTTCATCATCTGAAATTGTCATTTTATCCATTTTGCCACTGAATATTTGAATGACATCGCTGGAGTTTTTTTCTCCAAAATATAAACGGAATTCCCGCCTTTGGTATGGCTCTTGAAGCGCAATTGACAATATGTCTGAGTTTAGACCTGTAAGTGTTACAGATAATGACTTGGCAGATAGGTCATTTACTTCACTCAATCCTCCAATAGAAAGAAGAGCCCCTGTGCCTACGAAAACTTGATTTGATCCTTGAACCTCAATCGTTCTATTTCCAATGCCAGTCCAAAGACGTAATGGCGCTACATCAAAATCATTTCCGTTAATATCGGTCACTGTCCTAGTATCGAACATAAACTCAACGGCATAGAAAGGCTCTATAGTTGCACCTGTCAGGGCCGATAGTAATGAAGCTGAAATATTACGGCTCATAATGCCTCGCTGCATGAAAAAGTTATACCATATCGGCTGACATGATCTGCGCTCCAAACTAATGAATTTGTATCCATTCGGAAGACCCCTTTTGCTGAAGAGAAAATCACGTTGTCGTTTGTGCTGATAGCAGACTTCAGTGGAGGCTGAATGGTTACAACTCCATTCCCTGTGTTATTATCCACAACCATATGGAGCCGCGAGTTAGGTCCAGTTCCAAATTGCAAATAGCTCCCACTATTAATTTTTTTTCCAGAACCAATTGTCAGGTTCACAGATGTATCTCCAATGGCCGCATCCGCCGCCACAGTTACGGCAGAGGGAATAGCGTTACCAGTAACCTCTTTTGCATCAGGATCGCCCAAAAGAAAGGTGTTGGCTCTCCCCTCACAGAGCATAAAGAAAGACTGCCACTCTCTCGCTAAATCACGCCTCATAGGGGGTAAAGTGAGCGTTGCTGTCCATTGGTCCTTGGAATACTTATGCACCTGTGTAGCGCCCGTAAATGGGCTCTGAGACACCGCTACGGCGCGGCTAATGCCCCATTCTGAACTGGTAAAGGCTGGACTTGTTGGCATAGTTATAAGTGTCATATATCACCCGAATGCTTGACCATAAGAGCCGCCGCGCCGTTTAGCATCGACAACACCTCTCATGGCTTCCTGTTTGAACCTTGGCATAAGTGAGATCATTTCAGCTTTTACTGTCTGAGATACCCCGGCGCTCACGTTAATGGTTTGCTGGATTATTGTACCACCGCCGCTACCAAGAGCGTTCTTCGTGTTGTGGTTGTTCATAATATTTGAGGCTGATTTTGGAACGATAAGCTCCGGCCCTCTTTCCCCAACAATTTGAGGCATATTTGCATTTAGGTTCCCACCATCGGCAGAACCACCAATGGCATCCCCCGCAATTTTCCCGATGAAACCTCCAACCGGGCCGCCTATAGCACTTCCAATTGCCCCAAATATACCGCCCAACACTGGCTTTATGATTTGAGCTTTAAGAGCATCAGCGATCATTTCATTGACAGTTTGTTTGAACATACTTCCAAGTGATTGCAGGTCAATTTTGCCCCTCATAACCATGTCAGTAAGGCTGTCAGCCATTGTATCAAAGGCTTGGTTGGCACGGTCTGTAAGCTGTTTATAAAGCGGGTCTAGTTCCAAAAGCTCTTGCTTCAATATGGCAATCGCATCAAGAGCCTGAGCCTTCAGTGCCTCATCCATTCTTGGCAGTGCTTTTTCTATTGCTTCGATGGTTTGTAAGAGCTTGATCTCTTCGGGCAAAAGTCCCTCGATAGTAGTTTTGAGCTTTTTGAATTCTCCATCCGTTACAGTAGCCGCAACACCCGCTCCCATAAGAGCATTTTGTATTCCCTCAATTGTGGCATCAACATCAAGAGCGACACTTTCACCGGGATTTAGCATTACAAATCCACTCCCGGTTTGAAAAAGTTTTTGTCTAGCCTCGTCTATAGCTTCTGCGCTTTTACCAAAATATTCTGATACGTCCCCAATACTACCCTTTAAATCTTCCGGCAGTCTTTCGTAAACATCTGAGGCAAAAGATGCAAGTCTGTCTTTGAGGCCGTCCGTAGCGCCAGTGATCTCTCCAAAAATTGCCGCTATTACCAACCAAGTTCCTATACCTTTTTTGGTAACACTATTAAGAATGGCCTGAGTAATTCCAATCGCTCTTAGTCCTCTGGCAAGTTTGATCGCGCCTTCTGCGGCAGTGAACAGTTTAGCCGCAAATTTATAAGCTACAAAAACGCCAACAACGACAATCACTTTGTCCATATTTTCTTTAATGAGCAATATTGCCCCAGCAACAGCGTCCATAAGATCAACAAGCTCAAACCCAAACATTTGCATCAAAATAGAACCCGCAGTTGCGGCCACTTGATAAATTGACCTGAACAACATTGCTACTTCACCGCTTATGTCGGCAATAAAGGTCAGAACCCTACCCAGAGCAGAAAATGCTTTTCCTACTTTGTCGCCAATTAAAGTTGCAAGATCACCGCTATTGTTAATCATACCAGTGATGACGTTTATTAAGTCCGTGAACCCCTGATTAAGACCGCTTTGCGCAACTTTTTTTCTAAAATTAAACATAGCATCGCCAAACATAGACAATGCACCATTTGTTGTCTTGGCAAATTCAGCCATAGCTCCATCGGACGTGCCGCCAGTTCCAAAATGCTCAATCAGAACCTTAGCGGTATCCTCAGCACTAACTGAAACTCCAGCTTTCAAACCCATAAAGGCATTAACGCCCTTTTGCTGGAAAAGATCAGCAGATGCCGCGCCAGCAGAGAGCGCCCTTTG